TTGAATATCAGCCCGAAATCGAAGAAGGAATCTACCAGTGTAATCGGTGTAATGGAAAACGGACGCTACGTGAAATGATTCAGGATAAAGCCGGGGATGAAGGGATGACTACTTATATCATTTGCGTGGGATGCCAAGCGCGCTGGAAGGAAAATTAGGGTTTATTATTTTTGATCATATGTTAAAAATAATAATAAATGATAAAGAGAACGAAATCGTATGCTCCTATTGATATAGCTTATTATATAACAAGTGACGGTAAAGGATTGGATTTGAGCCTACCAAATGCTGGAGAAATTGATTATACGGATATTGATATTGCTTTGAAATTTTTACAAGTACATCCCCAGATAACTTTCCTTGATTTAGGTCGTCATGATTGGAGCCTAAATATGGGTAAGGTGATACCTATTATTGCAAAAAACAATACAATAATTGACCTTAATTTAGAAATGAATAATATCAGTAATTTAGGAGCATTTGCACAAAATACTACCCTTAAAAAACTTGATTTATATGATTGTAACCTCGCCGACAATGATGTGATTGCACTTGCTCGAAATTCCAGTATTATGGAACTTAATTTAGGTGTTAATCATTCGGGAGAAATTTCTGATGTTGGAGCAATAGCTCTTGCCCGCAATAAGGTACTAAAAAAACTAAATTTACATGATAATAGTATAGGCGCTGATGGAGCAATAGCCTTGGCGCAAAATTCTACCCTTATCGAATTGAATCTTAGTAACAATGTAGAGGTTGCTTATAATAGACCTGATGTAGGAACTGCTTTTGCCCGTAATTCAACACTTAAATTTCTTTATTTATCTGGATGTAATCTGGGAGATAATATAGTGATTACTATTAGTAAAAATACAACACTTCATACTTTACACCTGGTTTCGAATTCTATCACTGATAGAGGGGCTTCAGCTTTAGCTCAAAATTCTACACTTGTTGACCTTAATTTGGCCCACAATAAAATTGGTCCAAAGGGGGCAGAAGCATTAGCCAAAAATACTACATTAAAAAGTCTGGAATTATCCTATAATAATATAGGGGATAAAGGAGCCACAAGTTTTTTAAATAATTATACCCTTACTAATATTGGTCTACCAATTTATGAAACCTGGCCCGGTAATAATATAAGCGGTAGTGTACTCATTGAACTTAAAGAACATATAAATAAAAATGTAGAGCGTCTAAGAATACTCAAATCTGGTAGGAAAAAACTACGGGGCGCCCAATCCAAAATAAAAGCGATATCAGCCTTTACCGCTCAGCCCGGGAAACCTGGTGGTATGGTATGGGCACAAGAATTGGGGCGTACAGAGGCTTTAAGCCGTGAATATGGTAGAGGAATACCAACAGATATTCCTAAATTAACAGGGCGTGGATATACTGGTGACTCACCGGAAGTATATGAATATGGATATAAAGACCCTCTTACAAACTGTTTAGAGGGTGTATATATTGATGAAACGGGCACACTACAACATTATACCAAAGATCATTTATATTTCATGGCAACTGGGTTAGGCTTATTCCCCCGTAGAAATCGTACAAAGCATGATTTATGCTTGTTACTTACATTTGATGGTGGGATGCTTGATTGTAATAATTTAAATCGGTGGAGTAAACATGATTTACAAGTTATAGCGGAGGGATATGGAGGAATTATTTCATCATCGTCGCCTAAAAGACAAAGTGGTAGACATACGGATATTACCGGTTTAGATAAAAAAGAATTATGCCTCTTTATTAATAGCAAGTTATGATTACTATTATTTGAAATTAATCACAATAGATGAGTGTTTGTCCTTGGGGTAAATCCAATTTCAATGCAATAGTCTAATTACTTTGAGCTAGCACAGTTCGGGCATATATAATATTTCTTGTTTTTATCAAAACGGACGACGCAGGCATCGGTTTTAATGTTACGGCAATACATGCAAAAATACGGCATTTATTTAATTATTATTTTATTTTAATTAATATAACGGTTAATCAACCATTATATGAGATTGCGTAATTCAGGGTCCAAATATTGTAGTATCTTTAATTCATGTGAATCAAGGGCTTTCTCAATATCGGAAATAATAAATCGTTGTACGCGGTGAGGTATATATTGTAAATTATAAATATCATTTTCAAGTATTTTTTTGGCTAGCTTGCACCCATCATCCAGTAAAAAATTGGTCATCTATATATTCTGTATAACATGGCTTATTTTGAACGATGGAAATAATGGTTTCCGGTACTAGCCTTTGAATATCTTTATCGCAATATTCAATCATCTCATTATTTCGGGTTAAAATTTTGCGTACTAGTCCAAGATTTTTAGACTGAATTTTAACCGGAACGTTGGATAAAAAATACAAGTAATTACATTCGTGGTCTTCAAATATAAATTCTTCATCAAATGATATATTATACAGCTGTTCGATTAATTCTTCATCTATAATACTAAACACCCAAAATTCAGTCTTAACAACCTGTTCAATAACTTTGAAGAATTGTAATTGTTGTTCAAGATTCATGGACTGAATAATACTTGGGTTCTCTTTAATTAAACCTTCGCAAAAGGATATATTGTGAGCCACGACTTGGGGGGATAATTTGTGGAAAAGACGTGGATTTTTCGATACGATAGGTTGAAATATTTCATTTTGGTCAATCAAAGTACAATATTCTAGCAACCAGGGTTCAACCGGGGCATATTTCTTACAGAATTTTGATATTTCGAAGTCTTGCTCGACTATAACTTGGTCGACTAAATATTCATTAATCTCATCCAGCGGTTTACTTAAAATTCTTCCACCCCGAGCATCTGGGGGAACTGTAATCAAAGCACAATGAGTTACATCATTCCATGATATGATTGTAGGGACGTCTTCTAGTGTGGTTATAAAAAAACCTTCGTCTTCATCCAAATTAAATTCGGTGGGCCATATATTTAGCCCTTTTATATAATATTGATGTTTATACCGACAACAAAACAATGGAGTATTATTTTTAACGACTTTAGCCAGTTCAGAATCCATGTTATTTTAATTTATGTTTTTTGAATTAAAAAAATCAGTTTTGTTCTTTGGTAAGTTTATAAAAATTGAATATATATTAAAAACTCATTCAACAATAAAATGAGCGAATTACAAGTCCAAGTATTAGACCCGCGAGCCACGATTCCCGACCAAAAATTAAACGCGAACGGCTATGATTTATATCCCCTCGAATCCCACAAAATCCGCCCAGGTGAGACCGTATGGGTTGACACTGGAATCGCGGCCGCGCCACCTGAAGGCCATTATATCCGGGTCGCAATGCGCTCGGGATATAGCGGAAAGGGGCTCATTGCTGGCGCCGGGGTTGTGGATTGGAATTATCGCGGTCCGCTCAAAGTATGTGTTCACTGTGTAAGTCAAAAGTCGGTTAAATTGAGCCCAGACACAGCATTCGCCCAGTTTGTTGTTGAACGCTGCGCCAACCCTCCGATCCGGGTGGTAGAATCCCTCGACGAAACAGAACGGGGTGATCGCGGGTTTGGATCGACCGATGACCAACCTCCCCAAGCCGAACAACCAGAAGTCCAACAGCCCATACAGCGTCCTAGAGTATTAAAACATACCCAGCGTTCGACTGATCTTACTGACGATGAAAAATATAATATCAATCTCTTGAATAATAAATACGACCTGTTTAAATACTAGCTAAATTATTCTTTTTATAAGAATGATTTAATTACATCGCTAGGGGTTCGAGGGGTGTGGGAATCCCCTCACCACACCAGTACATAATTACCCCGGAAAGTTTCCGGTTCCTCGTCAAGCACCTTCAACCCAGGATGCGCCGCACGAATCCATGCAATAATTTTATTTTTATGATGGGATTTCCGGTTTATTATATTACAAATCATAAACCCATGCGGGGTTTCGCGGATGGTTTGCATATATAAATCTTGGACGGAGGCATCAAGCTCGGAAAAGCAGTAATGACTCACTATAATATCATACTTGCGAGTCTGCCAGCCCGGGCTTGCATAAGGATAGGTTACCGCATTGATTGAAAGTTCTTTTAGGTAGCGGGATTGTAACTGACTAACTGCTGGAAGATCAACAATAGTATGACTAGCCGATGGATAAAGGGTTTGTAATACGGCTGCATGTCCGCCAAACCCGCCACCAATCTCCAGTATATTTTTTTGCGCCAATTCGCCCATATATTTATACAGTAATTCCGCCTGGAGCATATAGCGTAACATTAAAGCACTTGATTTAAATGAATCGGCCCATTGATGCTGTGCTGGGTTACCAAGCTGATCAATCTTGGTGAGACTTTCAAGCCGGTCGAATACTTGCGGAAAATACCGCTTAAGATGTTTAAAGTAGGACTTGCCCTGCTCCCGAGATAATGTTTCGACTATAAGTCCCAGTTGCCGACGCGTTCGAAAATTATCCAATTGAGTAGAGTCGTTCAGTATGGCTTTACATTCCTCCTCGAAAGCACTGTAGGTGACCATTTACTGATGATTAATTTTTTAAATAGCTACCAAAAGAGTTTTTCATGCTAGATTTTTTTAGTGTAATAAATGAATAATTGTGTAAACGGATTTTTAATTCTTGGAGTCTTGCTGTTATTCATGGCATTTTTGTTGGTGATTGACCACTGCAAAAAATCCAAATCGAATAAATCAACTCCTCGCGCTGGCTTTCAAGTTTCCTCCAACGTCGCGGTGGAAGGTTTAGATACACAAAATGAATTATATTACGACCCTGATGGCTCCCGTATAAACATTGAAAATCTCAATAATATTTTGAATTTGGATGTAGAAACAGCCGATGAACGCTATCAATCAGCGCAGAATCCTATATGGACGCTGGATGTTTCCTACATAAACCCAACCGTCGGCGGGTTTCAACCTGTAGGTTATGATGATAATGCTTATACCAATGTAAGCCCCCGTAGCACTTTTTGCAGTGTATTCAAGCAGGAATGGGCTAATAAAACCCCGCAAGTGCAAGACGTTGAACTCGATAATATGAGAAAAACCAGTGAGGCCTTCAACTGTGATTGGAATGATTTCAAAAAGCTTTACTGTAGTCAAAAACCAGCCCTCGTTGGCGTGCGTGATTACGGGTGCGATCCAACCGATTATCCGGGCGCATGCAAATCGCTTATCCAAGCTTATCAAGTATTATCACCCCAGGAAAAGCGGGCGCAATTTGAAACATTCAAACAAAACGCGCGCTTGCTCGGTTGTGTCCCGCGCGCTATCGATAAAATCTTTTGCCGGAGCGTCGACGTGAAAGATGGTGTATTGAATTATGGGTGCAACCCCGATTGGTATTTGTAAATAATATATTAATCTAATATTAATATATTCTTGGTAGTAAAATGAGTTATGAAAGTTGTATGAAAAAGGCCTCCCCTAAAAAATTGTGTAAGCGTGGGTATTGTTCGGCCAAGGCTAAATATGCAGTCTATCCCTCAGCCTACGCAAATAGTTACGCTGTAAAGGTCTGCAAAGGTGAAGCAGATGACTATCGTGGTAAACGCAGGGTTGATTCTGCATACCTAAAACGCGCTTCGGGTAAAAAAAGTAGCCTGCGCAGGTGGCACCGGGAAGCGTGGGTGAATGTGTGTGAAAAAGGGGAGGGACCGGGAGGTTATAAAATATGTGGTTCGGGAAAAGGTCTTGATAAACCCAAGAAGTACCCATATTGCCGCCCGTATTATAAACAACCCGGTACAACTGTGGTTACAGCACGTGAATTATCACCAAAAAAACGAAAAGAAATGTGCCGTCGAAAACGATCTTTGACCCCCGGTGTAGGGGGTAAACCTACACGTGTTTACGTTACACGGTCTCGCAGCCCGCGGGGTACACGGTCTCGCAGCCCGCGGGGGTTACGGTCTCGCGGGTCACCTAAAACACCTATAATTCCTATTCCCCGTAATGTGGCTAAAGCCGCGCGTGAAGGATTGGAACTTATGAAATTGGGATATAAAGGAGGCACTGAAACCGGGTGGAAGCGCGGGCGTCAATTAGCAAACAATGCTAAAATAGACCCCTATAGTTTAAGCGTAATGCGTGCATGGTTTGCCCGTCATGGTCCAGACGCGGCTTCAGGGGGGACTTCTTACCCTGGATATTATAAATGGAAGAAAGCCGGAAAACCTAAAGACGTCCCTAAAAATAGCCTAAGAGGCGCGGTTGCATGGTTGATTTGGGGTGGAGATCCGGCGTATAAATGGTTGAAAACGTCAAAAATACGACGAGTACTTGAAGAATATTATCCTAATAAAAAAACAAGTTCGATAAAAATCAAACTGAAAAACTGATTTGCCCTAAGGACAAACGTGCAAACTGATTTGCCCTAAGGACAAACGTGCAAACTGATTTTATTGACGTGCCATAACCCAAAAATATGACCGAAAAGCTATCCCAGATATTGAGAAGCGTGAAATATCATCGCTTGACGATGTTATAAATCTATATTTTGGTGAATGAACGAATATGTGCTTAAATTTAGGCATATATATAAATGTTTGAAAGTCTCGGCCAATTTTTCGAGCTAAATTTTTATAAATCGCACAGGAAACAACAACTCGATCATGAGGCTGAAATACACCGTCAACTCGCGCACACCACAGTTCAAGATTGCCCTAGCGTCGTAGCCGAATTACTACTTTACCGAGCACGCGTTAACCGGCAGCAATTTGAGGCAAGTTCGCGCGCGGATTTTTTAAGCTTAGTTTCCGTGGTCGACACCCATATGAAGTGGATTGACAACCACCATAAAACACTTTCCGACGCGCTTACGGCGGATGATGTTTGTGGGCGCGTTGAAACCATAATACGTGAATACTGATGAGTAAACTTTTTCGCTCTCGTTAAAAACTGATTTACCCGACTGTAGCGTGGTATGCGGCGCAACGCATAAAACTGATTTTTTGCTTGATTGCTCAAAAAAAGTCAAATTGATATGGAAGATTTGATTGCTAAAAAAGTAAATAAAGAATCCAGCACCAATCTCCAAGAATTAGATTTATCCTACAATTCAATTACTGAAATCAGGGGGTTAGACACCCTAACCAATCTCCAAAAATTATATTTATCACACAATTCACTTACTAAAATCAAGGGATTAGATGCCCTGACCAATCTCCAAGTATTATGGTTATCCAACAATTCTCTTACTGAAATCAAAGGATTAGATGCCCTGACCAATCTCCAAGTATTATATTTATACGACAATTCACTTACTGAAATCAAGGGATTAGATGCCTTGACCAATCTCCAAGAATTATATTTATCCAACAATTCTCTTATTGAAATCAAGGGTTTAGATACCCTGACCAATCTCCAAGTATTAAATTTATCCAACAATTCTCTTACTGAAATCAAAGGATTAGATGCCTTGACCAATCTCCAAGTATTATCTTTATACAACAATTCTCTTACTGAAATCAAAGGTTTAGATGCCTTGACCAATCTCCAAGAATTATATTTATCCAACAATTCTCTTATTGAAATCAAGGGTTTAGATGCCCTGACCAATCTCCAAAAATTATATTTATCCGACAATTCACTTACTGAAATCAAGGGATTAGATGCCCTGACCAATCTCCAAGTATTATATTTATCAAACAATTCTATTACTGAAATCAAGGGATTAGATGCCCTGACCAATCTCCAAGTATTATATTTATACGACAATTCTATTACTGAAATCAAGGGATTAGATGCCCTGACCAATCTCCAAGTATTATATTTATCTCGCAATTCTATTACTGAAATCAAGGGATTAGACACCCTGATCAATCTCAATGAATTATCTTTATCCCATAATTCTCTTACTGAAATCAAGGGGTTAGATGCCCTGACCAATCTCAAAGTATTATGGTTATCCCACAATTCTCTTACTGAAATCAAGGGGTTAGATGCCCTGATTAATCTTCAAATATTAGAGTTATCCCGCAATTCTCTTACTGAAATTAAGGGATTAGAAACACTGACCAATCTCCAAGAATTACATTTATCTTATAATTCTCTTACTGAAATACCCATTGAATTACTTTGCTTAAGACGATTAACTAATTTTTATTACAGTGACAATCCTATTGAATTTATACCTCCTATCGTTCAACGCTTTATTGACCGTATAAATCGCCGGAATTTTGATACAAATACAATATATAATGACCGGCAAAATGTGCACGATTCAACCATTCAAAAATCTATTCAAACTTCGATTTTTAAACTTTTAAAACGGCCTTTAGGCAACACGACGATTGACTCAGTGTTTAATCAAGTAATGGATGACTCGGTTTTGACAGAAAAAACAAAGTGTTTGATGGGTGAATATTGTACCGAATCCGCGGTCCATACAATCTTACAAATTACATTTACAGACCTATTTGTTGCAGTATGGAATACGATTCAAAACAACAAACATTCACAAGAGATTAAACGTATTCTCAATACGGAACTTCAGGATGCCGAGTGTCAATGTTTTACGGGTCGAATGTCACGCTTGATTAATTGTCTGAATGGATTTGACCCTGACATCCAAATACAAATTGCCGATAAATCCCAGATTTCAAATATTGTAATTCTAGTAAAAGAACGGCTAGAGTCTGAAGGGACATATAGTGTTGAAGAGCATCGTTCACAAACACAACAAGAACTTACGGAACGAGGGTACGATCAGGAAACAATTCAAGAATTTATTGAATATATCGAATAATATACACGAAAACTGATTTACCCGACTGTAGCGTGGTATGCGGCGCAACGCATAAAACTGATTTTTTTTATCGCTTATACGAAAATTACGTTTTTATTTAAAACACTATGACAACCATTCATATTGCTGCAACCATTATCCAGGACGCTTGGATCAATTATAAATATCCCGGTGAGCGTTTTTGCCCTCAGTGTGATACCTATAATCATGTATATCATATGGAAAGAATCTGTTGTTCTGAGTGTGGCTATATATGGCGCCCGACAAACTCGCCACCACCTCCCCCATTATCTAGTACTGATAACTCGTCCAATTTTTCTGATGATGTACTGATTCAGTCTCTTAATTTAATACCGTTAACTGAGACAGAAAAAGCCCGCATTTATCATGTACAATATTGTAAAAATTGCTGGTATAACTGGGAAACAAAGTTAAATACTATAGATCATACGATGCTTGGCCTCACAGTCGATGCTTTTACCACGGATCCTAATTTATTTATAGTTGATTTAAATAAAATTTCAAGTGGATGTCAAGCCGTTTCATGCCTTGATTATGATGCTTTCGCCTTACATGAATATGAGTCAGATGCCGAATAGGCGTCTCAATATTTATATTAATTAGCGTGGTGTGCCCCGGAGGACAAACGTGAAAACTGATTTTTTTATTGGATATTTAAAATGGAAAAATGGATAATACCAAGTTTAGTGTTGTTGTTATCGGTGCTGGGGAAAATGATGTAGGTGTAGGTAAAACTGTTATTTTGGAAAGGATTACCCAGGTTGCGCAAATGAATGGTCCAAAAGTCGTTACAGTCGGATTAGACAACCCGGTAAATCACCAATCTGAACAAGAAAAACAAGTAAAGAAACTTGAACGAATGGCGCGCAAATTGGAGCGAAAACGACGGAAAAACTGATTTACGATAATTACCGTAAATCAATCAATAAAATGTCTGAACCAAAACCCGAGTTACCCGATCTTCCTTTGAGGAGCAAATGGACTTTGTATTACCACAAGTCCTTTGATAATGATTGGAGCCGGGAATCATACAAGGAAGTTTATAGCGTGGAATCGGTAAAAATGTTTTGGCGCCTCATACACAACCTACCCAAATACAATAATTATTTTTGGTTTTTTATGCGAGACGACCATCCACCCATGTGGGAAGCTCCGGAAAATGAGGGCACCGGATGGATTTACAGGGTACCTTACCAGGGTGACCATTTTCTTAAACTTAAAGGTGTTAATGGCTGGCAGCCATGCGCTTTTAATATATACGTGAGTGTGTTGCTTTCAGTTGTAGGTGAAATGATTACGGAAGATTCAGATCGAATTATAGGAGTAAGTATATCACCGAAAAGAGGGGAATGTCAAATTCGATTGTGGGACAAGGAAAAAGATAAGCCACTTGTATTTACTGATGATTTTCAGGAAAAAAATGTTAGAGGTGTGAAACCCATGAAAAATGCCCACTCTGCGGGATCAAAAAAGTAATATAATAATAATTTTATTATATTACCGAAATCACCCTCTATAAACCCCGTAATCATCAAAATCAAATTCACTTAATCTATAAAAAGTATTTGGGTTACTACTACTCCATTTTCGTATTTTCTCAACATCCTTGGTTGACTCTATACCTGCCTTAGCAGCACAATTTTTTATTATATCGGATAAATCATCGACTCCGGGCGGGATATGATTAGTGGTACAAAAGTCATTACTTACAGCAAATTTCATAAAGGTAGATTGATTATCTGTTATTACATCAAGTAAGGGTTTTGGATTCAAGGGGCGATGGACCCTGTTAGCGTCACGGTATTGCTCATTAAATCTTTCTTTATATAATTTACAGAATAATTGAACCAGGTCTCGGTTTTTGACAAATTTGCTACATTGATACCCTGCAAACTCTTTACAATAAGAATCAAGAAATTTATTATCACCTAACTGTTTAGCATAACTTCGATCAAAATCAAAAATTACCACTCTCTTATCAGTATTAAATTTATATGCTATAAAACCACTTGAAGTTTCTACGAATTGTATCACCTCCATAGGTCGATCCAACTCTTCAATAACTATATTGTCGGTATGGAAATCATTGTGAACCGTTTTCGATAATTCTAAGGCGTATAACGCAGTGCAAATTTGAAATAAAATCAACCAGAATTCCTGAGTATAGGTGCTCATATAATTTATATATTTACGAATAGTAGCATGCCGGGTGGTAAATTTACGCAACAACATGAATGAAAATTCACTGTTTCTTACATCAGCTTCGGTATCATCTTTTAATGGTTCCATAGATGTAATTGCTGGTATATTAGAGGCTCTCTCTAAAATCATTTTAAAATTACGCTCTATATTTTTTTCTGCCTGGCTGACGCCTATCTCTTTACCCAAAATATTAGTTATTTGTTTGAATGTACAATCTTTTCCATGCCCTAGCATGGTTATAAAAAAAGGGCATAATTTATGTAATACCAAAGGGTCGACAACTTTTTGATAAATTTCAGATTCATATTCGAGAGCTTCTAAAGCAGCAATATCTTCGGCTTCCCATTCATCCGCGGGGGGAATTAAAGGGTTTTTGGTTGGACTAAAATAAATTTTCATAACCCCCGAGTCTATAGGTTTATTATCGAATGTAACTCCAGGTACAAATGTAATAAACCATATGTCACTTAGCGAAGCTGATGATTTACCAACGCCCTGAATTTTATAGACAAGTGGAGTCAGGCTCGTACATAAATTTAAATGAGCAAGTTCCATTTATACTCATTCAAAAAAAAAGAGTATAAATTTCGCGCGATTTCAACAGTAATATTACTGAGCCGGCCCTCTATACTTTCCCGACCCATCAAACTCATCATCAAATAAATGAAAAAATGTATCAGGGTGCGCACGGTGCCATTGCCGAATTTGTTCGGGACGCTGGGAGGTCTCAATATGGTCATAGGCCCTTTCAGCACAATTAAGTATAATTCGCGGTAAATCATAAACCCCAGGTGGAATATTATACGATGTACAGTACCTCTTAGTTTCAGTGAAGCTCACAAAAGAGAGGAAATCACGTGTAACCACCTCTAATAAAGGTCGTGGATTAAGGGATTTTTCAGTCATTAATTTACAAAATAATTGAACCACGTCGCGGTTTTTAATAAAATGGTTGCATTGATGCCCAGCCTGATCGGTACAATAAATATCAAGCAAATCATTATTACCAAGCTGCATAGCATAAGCTCGGTCAAAATCAAAGATGACGGTTCTATATTTAGTTGTAAATTTATAGGCTGTCGGGGTACTGTTTTCGTCTTCGATAAACTGTATAATTTCTTCCGGGCGATCAAGCTCTTCGATAACTATATTATTAGAGTGTAAATCGTTATGAACAGTTTTCGATAATTCTAAAGCATATAATCCGACGCAAACTTGGAATAAAATCAACCAAAATTTAGACTCGTCGTATGATCTTACCGACCGCATATAATCACGTAGCGAGTAATGTATGGTTGTAAATTTACGCAACAGCATGAATGAAAAATCCTTGTCAATAACATTGATTTTAACATCGGAAGGAATAGGTGGATTACGGTCGCGTGTTATGGCTGGTATATGGGGGATATCTCCCCATATCATTTGAAAATTACGGGTTAAATTTTTTTCCGCTTGCGATAAATCACCTACACCCCGGTATAAAATATGAACTACATCATCAAAACTACAATCTTTCCCACGCCCAAACATGGTTATAAAAAAGGGACACAATCTTTTGACTACCAAAGGGTCTATTATTTTTTCATATACGCTAGCTTCATATTCGAGGCCTTTTAGATAGTCGGTAAATTCATCCTG